TCGACTTGATGTTCTTGTGAACAAGGTAATGAAAAATGCTGATGTTGCAAAGACTGTGAAGTTTTTGGACAAGGCTTGCAGGACTACATTTGGTAAGTTCATTCAGGACAAATATGAAGAACTTGCCGAGATGATGAACGCATATCAGCAAAAGATGAATATGAAGCGGGAGTCTATTGCTTCCAAGGGGATCTGGAAAGCAAAGAAGCGATATATGCTTAATGTCTATATGGGTGAGGATGATGTTCTTCTTGACAAGCCAGAACTGAAGATTATGGGTATGGAGACTGCAAGATCTTCCACACCACAGGTGGTCAGAGAGGCACTCAAGAAGTCGATTGATATTATTCTAAACGGTGATGAGGATAAGTTGATCTCGTTTGTGGATAAGTTCAAGGCAGAGTTCATCAAGATGCCACCAGAGAAGATCTCGTTTCCTCGTAGTTGTCGAGGACTTGTGGATTATGCAGATCCGGCCACCATCTATCGCAAGTCTACTCCCATTCATGTCAAGGGTTCTCTTCTCTACAATCACGCAATACGCCAGAAGAAATTGACCAAGAAATATCCTGTGATTAAGGATGGAGAAAAGATCAAGTTCGTATACCTAAAGGTGCCTAATCCAGTTGGTGATCATGTGATCTCCTTCTTAGGAACAATACCAAAAGAACTTGATATTGATCGGTTTATCGACTATAATCAGCAATTCGAAAAGTCATTTCTCGAACCACTGGTGAGTATCACAACTGCCATCGGTTGGCAACACGAGAAATCTAACACATTGGAGTCACTCTTTGGATAAGATTGATGATATACAATATTACACTACAGTTCTACGATTAGTAGAACAAGAATACGAAGCACTTAGACTTTCTCTTAAAGAAATGAATAAAAGAAAAGATGTTCATATAGACATTCACGAAAAGTATATAAGTGATGTTGGATTGTTAAGTGCAGCGGTTGAAAAAACAAAAGATATATTGAGAGGAATTTCATAATGGGTATTCTGGATAAACTAAAGAAAAATTCTACAATTAAAGATTCAGAAGTATTATCATCATCAAAGTTCTTTACGAAAAAGGATATGATACAGACTAGTGTGCCCGTGATTAATGTCGCACTTTCTGGTCGTCTTGATGGTGGATTTGTTCCTGGCCTTACTATGTGGGCTGGACCTAGCAAACATTTTAAAACAGCATTTTCTTTGCTTATGGCAAAGTCATACCTTGACAAATACAAGGATGCCGCGATGCTATTCTACGACTCCGAGTTCGGAACACCACAGGGGTATTTTGAGACATTTGGTATTGATATGGACAGAGTTCTGCATACACCAATCAAGGATGTAGAGGAACTTAAGTTTGATATTATGCAACAACTTCAGAGTCTTGACCGAGGAGAGCATCTGATTATTGTTATTGACTCAATTGGTAATCTGGCATCAAAGAAGGAAGTAGAAGATGCTCTTGAAGGTAAATCTGTTGCCGATATGTCTCGTGCAAAGCAGATTAAGTCTTTGTTCAGAATGATTACTCCACACTTGACCTTAAAGGATATTCCTATGGTTGTTGTTAATCACACCTATAAGGAAATTGGAATGTATCCAAAAGACATTGTTGGTGGTGGAACTGGTTCGTATTATTCTGCCGACACTATCTTTATTCTTGGTCGCCAGCAAGAGAAAGATGGAACCGAACTCACTGGTTACAATTTCATTATTAATGTGGAGAAGTCCAGATATGTTAAAGAAAAGTCTAAGATTCCTATCAATGTTTCCTTCGAGGGAGGTATTAGTCGTTGGAGTGGTCTTCTTGATATTGCTCTTGAGTCTGGTCATGTCGTGAAACCATCAAATGGTTGGTATGCACGAAAGGGTGAAGACAAGAAGTATAGAGAGAAGGAAACAGACACGAAGGATTTCTGGTTGTCAATCATTATGGATCCTACCTTCTCTGCGTTCGTGAGGGACAAGTATTCGATCACGAACAAGGATATTATCGTCTCCGATGAGGAGTTCACTAAACAATTAGAAAATTTGACAGATGAGGAATAATGAGTACAACAATTCAGAAGGTAATTCTTCAGAGTTTGGTATTTAACGAGGGTTACTCTCGTCGTGTTCTTCCCTTTATTAAGGAAGAATATTTTGCAGAAACAAGTGAAAGAAAGGTATTCAGGAAAATATATGACTTTATCAACACATACAACAAGATGCCAAACAGGGATGCATTGCTCATCTCTTTGCAGAATGACAAGGATCTCACGCAGACCGATTACGAAAAGTCATCTGCATTGGTCGGAGATCTGTCCGAAACAACAGAAGACGAAGACTGGCTTGTGGACGAAACTGAAAAGTTCTGTAAAGAACGCGCTTTGTACAATGCTATTCTGGAATCCATTCAGATCATCGAAGGTAAGAGCAAGAGCAAGACTCCTACCGCTCTACCCTCCATACTTTCTGAGGCGCTTTCCGTATCGTTTGACACGAACATCGGTCACGACTTCATCAAGGATGCAGAGAAGCGATATGATTTTTACCACAAGGTGGAGCAAAAGATTCCCTTCGACATAGAATTCTTCAATTCGATCACTAATGGCGGAGTGCCGCAGAAAACTCTGAATGTAGTTATTGCGGGAACTGGTGTTGGTAAATCGTTGTTTCTTTGTCACCATGCAGCAAATTGTCTAGTACAAAACAAAAATGTTCTTTACATCACTTGTGAAATGTCGGAAGAGCGTATCGCCGAAAGAATTGATGCTAATATTATGGACATTACTCTTGATGATATGAAGCATTTAACAAAACCAATGTATGGTAAGAAGTTGTTTAATGCGACCAAGGGAATCACTGGTAAGTTAATTATTAAAGAATATCCTACTGCTACTGCCCATGTCAATCACTTTCGACATCTTCTTGACGAGTTGTTACTAAAGAAGAAGTTTGTTCCAGACATCATCTTCATCGACTATCTTAATATCTGCTCGTCTGCCCGTGTCAAAGCATCCGCTACTATGAGTTCATATAGCGTAGTAAAGGCGATTGCAGAAGAGTTGCGTGGTTTGGCAATTGAACGAAATGTTCCTGTTTTTACTGCTACTCAAGTTAATCGTTCTGGACACAACAACACCGATATTGGTCTTGAGAACACATCAGAATCTTTTGGTCTACCCGCTACCGCCGATCTTATGTTTGCTTTGATTGGTACTGAAGAACTGGATCAAAAGAATCAGATTATGGTCAAGCAACTCAAGAACAGATATAATGAATTGACAAAAAACAGAAAATTCGTAGTTGGTATTAACAGAGCGAAGATGAAACTGTATAATGTAGATCCTTCGGAACAAGATGATCTAGTTGGTACAGGAGAAGAAGATGATGTGGGTTCCTCCGGTCACGGAGAAAAGATTATTGCAAAATTTAAGAAGAAAGGTAATGTAAATGATTGGAACATCTGAAGTAGATTACAAGCAATTTCAAAAAATTATGGATAATGATACTCGTTCGTTTGATGAAAGAATGGCTTGTTTGCCATTTGTGAGAGACGAAGATCTTCCTGAGTGGGAAGAATGGGCAAACCGAGCATTCCCAGACGCAAAAAAGTATGTCTATAATCGCCGATAAGAAATATGTAAATCTAGTCTCTTCTTCTTTAGAGAAGTTTGCTTGGAAGAAAGACAATCTTGCAAATTGTCGTTGTCCTATCTGTGGTGACTCGCAGAAGAACAAGAACAGAGCAAGAGGATATTTCTATCAAAAGGGAAATAACTATTTCTATCGTTGTCATAACTGTGGCATAAGCACCACACTATATAAGTTTCTTGAGCAAGTTTCCCCTGCATTGTGTAGGGAGTATGCACTAGAAAGATGGAAAGGTGGAGAGAATGGACATTCAAATTATACAAAGCCTAAATTCAAGTTTGAGCAACCTTCATTCGATGGAAAGAGAATTACTCTACCTTCGGTGGCAGAACTTGCCGATGACCATGAATGCACGGAGTATGTCCGTTCACGAAACATTCCTGTATCTTTCAAGGAAGATTTGTTCTATGCAGAAAACTTTGCAGAGTTCGTGCATCAGTTTCTTCCAGAGAAGCAAGTGGGAGAAGAACCGCGTCTCATCATTCCTCTCAGGGATGCTGACAAGAAACTGATTGGATTTCAGGGTAGAGCGATCTATCCTAGCGAGGTAAAATACATCACCATC